AGTCCATAACAACGGCCTTAGAGTTTGTTACCTTGTGGCCGTAAATGCGGCGTCCCTGCACGGCGCTAGCGCCAATGTATGTGCCCGAGCCGTCGAGGCTCTGCAAGTGAACATTAACAGCCCACTCCTTAACACGGCAACACCAATTTTTATGGCCGCAAATTACATTTGCGTGAGCTGGGAGTGTTGCGTCCTCAAATACCATAAAGCCCGCAATCATACCAACGGCGCCGGTCTGCTTTACTGTGTCGCCGAGCTGGCTTGCAGAGGTAAACTCTGCCGACTTGCGAACGAGTGCCATAGCGTCCGGGTTTACAAGAGCCCAGCGTCCGGTTTTTGGTACGTAGTTCTTTGACATAGCGGTGCCAATATCTACGAGTCTTTCGTAAATATTTGTCTTACTTGTAGCGCTTGACTGTCCGGCTACTGTTGCCTTGTCGAGCAATTCTACTGTACCGTCTGTGTTCTGCTGCAAAGCGAGTCCCTCGCCGGCAGCGTCGAGGCGGTTTGCTACGATATTGTCCGGCACGGCTGCGGCGTCGTATCCGTCGATAACTTCGTTTACGGCGTAGTCCTTGTCGATAGCGAGTGTATCATAAGAGCCGTTTGTAAACGACTTTGTAGCGCCGTTCTGTTTGTCATAAGAAACAACTGTCGCGTTGCCTCTTACCGGGATTTTTACGGCGCCCGCTTTTGGGTCGCCCTCATAGTCGTTATTCCAAATAACGCCGTCTTTCTGTACGATTTCTGCTGCCAGCTTTGCCTCTACGAGCTTGCTGTATCTGTCCTGCAATGCTACTGCCATAGTAGTAAATCTCCTTTAGATATTAAGTGTAGGATTAAGAGCCTTAAATGCAGCGGTTACGCCGTCCTCGGCTCCCTTGTCCCCAGCCATGCCGGGCACGTGTGGCGGTGTCGGTGTGTTTTCCTCGCGGAAAATATCCTCTTTGCCGTCGGTTAGGGCTTTGAGTAAGTCGTCTAAACTCTTGCCCTTGTTCGCGTCGTCGTTCAATGCGCTTTCGAGCTGCGCGTTGATTGCGTCGCGTGTGAGGTCGTTTACAAACTTTTTGTCGCTTGTAAAGTCCTTTATTTTCGCCTGCAATTCGAGGCGCTTTACTTTCGCCTCGGCCTCTGCTTTCGCGGTTTCGGCCTCTTGCTGATACTTCGCTACGCTTGCCTTTACGTCGTCATAGTCTTTCATGCCGTCGATTGTGGCGTTTGCTTTTTCAAGCTGCTGCTTGATTGCGTCGTAGTCTGCAAACTTGCTTTTCTCGCGGTTGATGTCGTCGCCGTTCAATTTCATAACCGAGTCGATTTGCTCGTCGGTTAAGCCGAGTGTCTGTAATTCTTCTCTTTTCATTTTGTCCCCTTACGCGTAAATTGTTACGCCGTCGCCACGGCTGCGGTTTTAGAATGAATAGCGCCCTTATAACGCGTCGCGCCTCGCTGTGTATATAGTCATTTTTTTTTGATTGCAGAAAAAAGAAACGCCGCCGAGCGGGTGAGGGTTGCACGGCGGCGCGGTGAGGTCTGTTTTTAATTAATTATTTTTCTTTGTCTACAAAAAGTAGCAAAATTTCGTCGGCGGCCTTTGTGGCTACACCGATAGCGGCGATAATTGCGCCGTAGTATGCCGGCTGAAAATAAGCAACGGCAACACTTGCGGCTGTCGCAACGGCTCCGATAATGCCGCTAATAAATCCGTAAAGTTTTTTACTCATAGTGCTTTATCCTCCGGCTATATAGTCATTTTTTTACTGTGCTATATCCTGCGCCGCTTGCGTATCGACAATGTAATTAAACACTTTACGCCAATACCAATACGGCAAGTATACGCCGTCCTCGGGTACGAGGTAAACGTCGCCAGCGTGGAGCGCCTTTATTACTAACTCGCCGTCGGCGTCGTATGGGTCGGGCGGTGTAATGCAAGGCGCGGGCGTTTTATTTGCTGGCGTACTCGTGCAGCTTGCCAGCCATATAGTTGAGGTCGTTATCAATATCGCCGCTAATAGCGTCCGATTTCGTCTTGTTCGCCTCGTTAATAATTTCTGCCGCTTTGTTTTCATGTTCGATTTTCTCCCGGAGTTCTTTTTCTGCCTGCTTGCGTTCTTTGCGTTCTTTACTCGCAACGTAAAACGAGCCGCCCGCAAATAGCACGGCTACGGCAGCAATTAAAATACTAATGATTGTCTGCATAGTTACGCCCCTAACTTGATCTCGCGTATTTTATCCATAACGAGATTAAAATAAACGGGAGTAAAGCACGCCGCAATAGCGAGCCCGCTTACGATAATGTCGCGGCCGTCTATGTGTGTACCGGCTGCGAGGTCTTTTATAAATTGCGCCGTATTCCAGCCGCCAATCCAAACGGCCGCCGCAATCTGTCCCCATAGGCTCGCGCCCTTTGCTTTTATTCCCTTGCTTTCTGTCTGTGGCTCGTCTTTAATTCCGTTTAAGTCGTTTCCCATTTTTTACCCCCGTTGTTTTTTTTCTGCTACCGAGTAGCAAAAAGCCTCGAATAGCGCCGGCTTTTCCGTCCATAGTTTCGGGCAATCTTTCCAGCCGACAACGTTGTGATGTGTAGTAAGTGCCGTTATCGGCAGATTGTAGCGTTTGAGAATGTCCGCGCAGAGTTCAATAGCCGCGCCGATTGTCGCGTCGCTAAAATTGCCCGCCGCGTCTATCGGGCAGAGTTCCACGCCGATAGTACAATTATTCGGGCTATTGTTTTCGCTCGCGTATTTTCCAAATCGTCGGCGCGCCTCGTCGGTGTATATCCCGCCGCTTGCCGGGTCGCGCTGGCTCGAGCCGGTGTGGTAAGCGACTTCGTACTCGGGTACGGCCGCCACTATTAGCCCGTTTTGGTCTATGATGTAATGCGCGCTCGCATAGCCGCCGCAGCCGGTTTTTTTATTCTCGAAATAGTCGCGGTTTTCTTTTGCATTCGCGGACGGGTTAGCCGTCCAATGTAAAACGACGCCGAGCACTTCCTTTAATTTTCGCCCGGGTCTGCTGTATTCGTTGATTGTCAAAAAGTCGTGTATAATCTGCATATTATCCCCGCGCCTCGATTATGCGGTCGAGTTTGCTTTCAATGCGCGAGCACGTAGCCTCGATATTGTGTATAGCCGTAGCCTGCGAGCGTATGTCGCATTCTGCGGCGTTCATGCGTCCGTATAGTTCCGATAAGTTCGCCTCGATTTTGTCGCGTTCTTCCTTGTCGCGTTTCTCGTTACTCTCTAATCGTTCCATAAGCCGCCCCACGCTTGCGCCCAGCTTTACGAGGGCAGCTATTACGCCGCCGATAAAGCCCGCAATTGCGATACATAGTGAAATTGTTGTGTAAATGTTCATTGTGTCCGTCCCCGCGTTTATAGTCATTTTTTCTACGGGGTTGCGTAATTCATAAATAAAAAAAGGCTCTACAATCTGTAAAGCCCTTTTGTTTTAGTCGTTGGTTTTGGTGTATTCGAGAGTAATATATCCGTTATAACTACTTCTATTTGAGCCTGCATAAATACCAATGTTTGTATCACTTACAGTAACTTGAATACTATTATTTATATCATAAGCAGATGTGAACGGCAACGCTAATCGTGTTCCGCTTGTATCTTTTGCATTTCCTTTTATAACAATTACTTCATCAATGTTTGTAATGTTATGAGCCACTTGTTTTGTCGCAATATTCGGCAACGCTCCGCAATCAATAGTCTTTTCATACGTCGGCTTTCCGTCAATCCACTTTCTTCCCGTCAAATGTTCTTCTGTGCTATAACTTCTCTGTTCATTCAACTGTGCTACTACGTTGTCCTGTGCATTTTCTGAAAGTCCACTTGTCGCTTTGATGTAGAAGTATACGGCTTTACGCTTACCACGGGTAACTGTGCCGTTGCGGGCATTATATACACTTTGTATCATTAGATTTGATACTTGCGTATTTTGATTACTACCTGACATTAAACTGTCGGCACGATCTCCCGAAGTCGTTTCTGGTCTAAAACCGTTTGAATGTGCGTGGTCTTGTAATTGGTCGTCTTTCGACTGTCCCTCTGTATATACATCGTGGTCGTGGATTGTGCCGTTAGGGTTAGTGCTTGCGTTATAAACGTCTGTCGTGTTTTCCTCTGCACCTACTAAAGCAAACTCCCTATAATCGGGAAGTACGTTACTTCCTAAATATGCGTAAAGCAAATGGTATTTTGTTTCGTCAAAAGTGCTACCGTCGCAATATAAATATCCGCTAGGGCTAGACTTTTTGTACATAGGAATAATTGTGCCTACGGGATTTCCTGCCCCTGCGTCTGCGGTTAATGGTATTACTTTCTTCTGTCCGTTTTCTGTGATTATCTGTGCTAACATTTTTATACTCCTTTAATTATTTGTCTTGCAGTAGTAACATACAAGAGAGACTCTTCCTGTAGCGTGTTTAGAATTAAAATAAACAACACCTGTGTCTATATATAATTCATTCATACCATAATTAACAGTAAACCAAGGTTGTCTAGTTCCATAAGCACCATAAACATAAGACATACCTAAATCTACCGCTTGATAATTTCCGCTTGCAACCTCTGTTGATACAGTCCATTGATAACTAGTATTAGGTTGGAAACTATGGTCTATAACTTTTCTATATATTTTGTTTCCATTCCAAGTCATTCCTGTATCTACTTCTACATCTTTTTCAAATTTCATACTTTCCGCTACTGCATTACTACTTACTGCGTGCAGGTTTCCTTCTTCCACTACGTCTACGGGCTGGGCTAGTTCGTCGCCTGTGTCTTTGGTCGCTACGATTTGCCCTTCGGAAAGATTGGCAAGGTCGGCGGTTACGGCGGCGCGGTTTTCGTAAATTGGTATTTTCTCGGTTGGTACTTGCTCGAGTGTCGGTGTGTTTGGTGTGGTGTGTCTATCGACTATAAATTGTTTCATTCTTCGCCCCCGTTTTCTTCGTCTGCGCTTTCGTCCTCGGCTGGTGTTTCTTCTTCCTCGGCGCTTTCTTCTTCTGCCGGTGTTTCTTCCTCGCTTTCCTCGCTCTCTTCCGGCTCGCTCTGTGCGGCTGGTGTCGCGCGTTCCTCGCCCTCGATATATGGGTTTATTTCGTCTACGATTACTATTGCATTGTCGCCGAGATAGCCCGCCGAGCCCTCGGGAATTGCGAGCGCTGCCTGCGCTGCGGCCATTGTGGCGTAACGGTTTACGCTCGAATTACCGCCCGCGCCGGCTAGTGCGCCGAGTGCGCCCTCAACTGTGGTGTAGTCCTGCCCCTCGAGGTGTATTGGCGTGTCGAGTGTTTTGTTCTGTTTCGGTGATACGTCGGCCGCGGTCGCCAGCTTGTTATTTGCTGCCGCGTCGCTTGGTACAAGTTCCGCGATTACTTTATTTTGTACGGGTAACTCGCTCGTAGTGTCGAGTTCGTCGTCTGTGTATGTCGCTACTATTTCGCGGATTGCCTGCGGGTCGCTGCGTGAAAAATAATCATTATATGAGCGTGGAATAATAAGGCCGTCTACTCGTCCCATAGTGCGCCCCCATTATCCGCAGAAAGCAACGTTAATGCTGCTCTCGGCTGTAAGACAATTTACTCGAATACCCGTTACGGCGTTCGCAATCATTACTACGCGGCTTTCGGTCTGTGCTACGCCGTAAATGTCGTCCCAATAGCCGCCGGTGCCGTCCTCGCCGATTGTTTCCGGGCGGTTGCAGCAAACCTCAACGGTATAGCTGGCGGTTTCGCCCTCGGGAATATGTACGGCTACGGAAACGGCCGCTACTCTGTCGGGCGGATTTATCCAAACGCCCGAGCCTGCTAATACGTCGGCCTCTACGTTAATGCCCGTTGTACCTTGTCGGGCGCGTGGTGTTACTCTTGCGTATGCCATTATTTAACCTCGCTTTCTGTTTCGATTTTGTCCGGCTCGTCGGTCGGCTCTGCTTTCTGCGAGAGTAGTAGCTGCTGGAATACGGCTACTTTCTCGTCCTGCGCTAGTATTTTCACTAGGCGCGCGTATAACTCGTCGCTAATTATTCTCATGTGGATATAGTCATTTTTTCGAGGAAATAAAAAAGGGGCGGCGGTTGTTGCCCGTCCCCCTAACGCTCTTTTACTCTTGGTAAATGCGTCGCTCTGTTATTCGTTTGTGCCGTAAACGGCGTCCATAATTGCGAATGTTTCGCGAGGTGAGGCGAGCCGCCAGCCGTCCGCGGTTTCGATAGCGAATACCGGCAAGCCTACAACGTCGTCGCCCTCGCTGTCGCGCAAGCGGTAAACGTGCGATTTGTCCGGGAGTGTGTAGCGCGTAACTATCGGCAAGCCCTGCGCCTCTGCAAATTGCTCTATCGTCATTTTGTCGGCTCCATAATTTTATTTAATACGTTGAGGTTTACGTCGCACGCCTCAACGTCTAATAATTGCACGGTGGACGGCCTAACGCGCTTTAAGTATTCCAGCACGTCAAGCCCCTTGTATAACTCGCCGCATTGTGGGTCGTAGATGTGGAGCAAGTCGCCGCGCTTGTAGATGTGTACTATGTGCGCGCCGCTGCCTTTCCATGCAAACTCTATCGTGTAGCGGTTGTTAGATTTTAACTCGTTTTGCAAATATGCGAAAGTCTTTTTTATAGTCGGCTGCCCCGGGATAATGTATGCCGGCGGCTTGCCCGTCGTTCTATCTACCCACGCGAGCGACGTATCGTGCGATAACACTTTAAGCATTGAGCCCGCATTATTCGGGAGCGTCTGCACGTTGTAGCCTCTGCGGCGCATTTCGTAAGTAACTACGCAGCTTTGACAATTTGTGCGATAGCCGCCGCCCTTGTTAAAGTTCGGATTTGGCCGCAAGTGGTCGGCCTTGTCGAAGTCCATAGCCGCGCCCGGAGTAACGCCCACTATTTTCTTATTGCGTGAATTGTCGAGCCGTTTTATTTCGTGCGCGAGTTTGCTATTTTTCTCGAGGTCTACGGCCGACGGGTTGAGCGCCCGCGGCTGCTTGCCGTCTATCGTTCCGACAAACTCCCGCGCCGTGTCGCGTGCTATGCCGGTCTGCTTTGTGAAGTCGCGCGCCCTCTGCTGCCACTCGCCAATTTTCGCGCGTGCTGCGGTGTTGTCTACGCCGCCGGCCTCTTGCACGATTGCGCGCCGCTTGTACTTGCGGACGTTGCGCTCCATATAGCGCAGCTTTTCCTCTGCGTCGTAGCGTGTCATTTCCTTACCGTCAAACGTTACGGTCTGCTTTG